TAAGTTAGCCCGAGTAAAGCCCGGGCTTATCGAGCCTCGAATCAACAACGGTACAAAAAAAGTTTTTGAACAGATAGAAAAAGATAGTGAAGAGGTGGAAAATGCGGACACTAACTAGTTTTTTAACTATACTATTTTTATCTGGGTGTTCTTTTTTGCAAAATGACCCTTTACCAACCCCCGAGCCGGTCATAAAAACTGTAACTGAATATAAAACACTGGAGATCTATCAGCCTCAACTCCCTAGAAAAATAGATTTGCAGGATGTAGAATTTTTTGTAGTCACAGAAAAAAATCTTGAAGAGCAAATCGCTCGTATCAGTAAAATGCAAGGTGGAACGTTTGTTATATTTGGAATGACTCCACAAGACTACGAAAACATGGCGTTCAATCTACAAGAACTTCGTAGATACATACGCCAGCAAAAAGAGATAATTATCTACTATCGAGATGCAACAAAAGTAGAGCAGTAATCATGACAATACAAATAAGTAGAGCTGATATCACTGGTGACGCTCTACATGATTTACAATCTGAGACACGCTTCCTCAAACTTCCAGTAGATCCATATTTGGAACTACTCGGCATCACTCCGCTACCTTCTCAGGTAGCAATAATAAATGCGATAAATAATCCTAAGTATAGATTTGTATGTGCCGCAGTGAGTCGTAGACAAGGCAAAACATACATCGCAAACATAATCGGCCAACTAGTCTCCCTAGTTCCGAATTCAAACATTCTTATAATGTCTCCCAATTATTCGCTGTCTCAGATTTCTTTCGATCTGCAAAGAAGTCTTATTAAGCATTTTGATTTGGAAGTCGTAAAGGATAATGCAAAAGATAAAGTTATTGAGTTGAGTAATGGCTCAACTGTTAGAATGGGCTCAGTAAACCAAGTTGATTCCTGTGTAGGTCGTAGCTACGATTTGATTATATTTGACGAAGCGGCGTTGGCAGACGGACGTGATGCGTTTAATGTAGCACTTCGACCGACATTGGATAAAGATAATTCGAAAGCAATTTTTATCTCAACCCCAAGGGGCAGGAACAACTGGTTTGCCGAGTTTTTTGATAGAGGGTTTAATGATGAGTTCGCTGAGTGGTGTTCTATACGGGCAACATATCGAGATAACCCGAGAATGAGCGAGCTTGATATCGCTGAAGCACGTAAAAGTATGTCGGAAGCAGAATTTCGACAAGAATATGAAGCGGATTTTAATACTTATGAAGGACAAATTTGGAATTTTAACCATGAAAAATGTATCTCCAACAATGAGGCATTGGATACCACTGATATGGATGTATTCGCTGGCCTTGACGTCGGTTACCGTGACCCTACTGCTTTTTGCGTAGTTGGTTATGATTGGGATGAAGAGCTGTATTATATATTAGATGAATATCTTGATTCAGAAAAAACAACGGAACAACATGCCGCTGAAATACAAATATTAATGGAGAAGTGGGATATTGATTTTATTTACATTGATTCTGCCGCTCAACAAACTCGATATGACTTCGCATTACAGTATGATATTTCAACAAGCAACGCTAAAAAATCTGTGCTGGACGGTATCGCGCATGTAGCTGCAATTGTAGACAATGACAAATTATTTGTCGATCAACGATGCGCCGAGACCTTGTCGTGCTTAGATCAGTATCAGTGGGACCCCAATCCTAACTTAGCTAAAGAAAAACCAAAACACAATAGAGCATCTCACATGGCAGATGCGCTTCGTTATGCATTGTATTCGTTTGAAACAAGTCAGAGTGGCTTCTAGCAACCCCTAACCAAAAATAATGTTTGACAATTTATCTTACAGAGGCTATAATGCAAAGTATGAAAAAGCTCAAAAGAGACCCTGTGAAGTACATAAGGGACCGAGCAAAATCAAAATATAAAAAAGACAATGAGTGTTACATCTGTGGAACAGAAAAAGAATTAGACTTTCACCACTTTTACTCTCTAGCCCCTCTTCTACGGTTATGGCTTAAGAAGAAATCACAAGAAAGGCCAGAGCACTATACGGATGAGTATATAGTTATTTGGAGAGATGAATTTATAGAAGATAACTGGGCAGAGCTATACGATCATACAGTCACTATATGTCATGCACATCACAGAGAGTTGCATAAAATTTACGGACGAAATCCAGGACTTGGGACAGCGACAAAACAAATGCGCTGGGTAGACATTCAAAGAGAAAAGCATGGCATGGTATAATTTTTGGAAAAAACCCGAGAACATAGAAGAAAAACTTAATCCTGGTCAAATATTAGACACAGGTGTTTCTGAAAGTTCTCGTGAGTTTACTACTCAATATGAACGCTTTTACGAGCAGCTAGAAGTAGTTAATCGTGGCGTTAATATGATTGTAGACGACTGTGCAGAAATACCTGCTACCATTAGTACTCAAGGCGCTTATCGCGGAGTAGTAACTGGAGTAAAAAGAGGAAAAGTAGAAGAACTACTAAATCGCACTCCAAACCCTTTTCAAGATGTCAGCAGTTTTAAACGTAATCTAATAACAGATTACTTACTAGATGGAAATATTTTTATATATTTTGATGGGGCTCATTTATATCATCTGCCTGCAGATAAAGTAAGAGTACAAGCAGATCCAAGTACTTTTGTAGAAAAATATACATTACAGGACATTGACTACAAAGTAAATGAAATAATTCATATAAAAGAAAACTCTTTTCACTCAATCTATAGAGGCGTATCAAGACTCAAACCAGCTACTAGAACAATGCAGCTCGTAAGAGACATGAGAGATTTTCAAGACAACTTTTTTAGAAATGGAGCAGTTCCTGGTTTAGTACTAAAATCACCAAATACTTTATCAGAAAAAATTAAAGAGCGTATGATTCAATCTTGGACTCTACGCTACCGCCCAGACGCAGGCGGAAGAAGGCCTCTAATTCTTGATGGCGGACTAGAAATAGATAAGTATTCAACTACTAATTTCAAAGAATTAGATTTTCAGAATGCAGTTTTAGAGCATGAAAAAGTAATTCTTAAGTCTCTGGGAGTACCTCCAATACTTCTTGACTCTGGAAATAATGCAAATCTTCGTCCTAATATGAGATTGTATTATCTTGAAACAATTTTACCTATTGTACGAAAACTTAATTTTGCACTCTCAAGGTATTTTGGTTTTAATATTACAGAGGATGTAACAAATATTCCAGCACTACAGCCCGAACTTAGAGACGCAGCGGCTTACTATACAGCGTTAGTGAATGGAGGAATCATAACAATTAACGAAGCCCGGGATCAATTAGGCTATGAGTTGCTAGAGGGACAAGACGAAATTAGAGTTCCTCAAAATATAGCAGGTAGCGCTGCAAATCCCGACGAAGGCGGAAGACCCCCAGAATCTGAAGGAGACTAATATGGGAGTAAGAAAGAATCACGCAGTTTTAGGAGCTCGTCAGCTTAGCGCATATTTTCGTAGTAAGGGAAAAATACTTACAGTGGAAGAATATGTTGCAGCAACAGATGCTCCCATTGCACCAACTTATTTAATAAAATATTTCAAAAGCTATGATTTAGCTTTGGAGTGGACAATAAAATTAGATCCTACAATTGTTAATGATCTTAGGCCCGCTCCACCTGCCCCAAAGGCTGCCCCAAAGCCTAAGCCCGCCCCAAAGGCAAAGGTAAAGAAAGATGATGAATAAGACGTTTAACTTAACATCTACATTCAAGAGTGATCCGCAGGAAGATGGATCTATCATGGTTCGTGGAATGGCCAGCACAAATGCGTTTGATCGTGCTGGAGATTCTATTTCTGCGGAAGCATGGACAAAAGGGGGTCTTGGAAACTTTGAAAAGAACCCTATCATATTATTTAATCACGATTATAACCGACCGATTGGCCGAGCAACAAAAGTTACTCCCACAGCGGACGGCTTGCACATGGAAGCAAAAATTAGTAAACATGCTGAGTGTGCTGATTTAATCAAAGACGGTGTCCTTGGAGCGTTTTCTGTCGGTTTCAAAGTCAAGGATGCTGATTACCTTGAGGAAACCGACGGATTAATGATAAAGGACGCTGAGTTGTTTGAAGTATCTGTTGTTACGGTACCTTGCAATCAAGCAGCTACTTTTTCTTTGTCGAAGTCATTCGATTCTGAGCAGGATTATGAGGACTTCAAGAAAACTTTTAAAAGCGAGGAAGATTCCTCTTTAATGGAGACAGATATGTCGGAAGAAACAAAAACTCCCGAAATCGACCTAGACGCTTTTGCTAAGAAGGTAGCGGAGGAAACTGCTGCTAAGATTGCAATTCGTCAGGCCGAGGAGAAGGCTGCTGCAGAAGCTGAGGCAAAAGCTGAAGCAGAAGCTGAAGCTCAAAAGGCTGCCGAGCAAGCAGATGCCGAAAAGGCTGCGGTAGAGCAGCAAGAAAAGGTCGAGAGCTCAATTCGTACTGGTATTGAAACAGGTACTGAAAAGCTCGCAGAAGATCTGCGTAAAGAGTTTGCCGCTGAGCAAGCTAATACTGCAGAGATTCTTGAAAAGTATAAGTCAGAGCTGGAAGAAAAATCCGCAGAACTCGAAGCTATGCACAACAGCAAGCGTCAGTTCTCTGATCGTTCTCAGCCGGGCGACCTCTCAGCAGGTGGCCGAGAGATCCTTGAAGCAAAAATTCTTGGTAACTTGACTCGTAAGGGTTGGGATACTGACTTTGCCCAAGGTGTAATCAACAAGTATGGTGCAGGTGTTGCAGCCGCTAGTTCTAGCATTGCTCCTCTTCTTGATATCGAAACTTCAACTCAATTTGAGAGGGAGCTTCTTCTTGAGATGAAGGTTGCTGCTGCTTTCCGTGAAATTGCAGTAAATACTACTAAAACTGTACTGCCTCTGATGCCTGATTCAGTAGCCGCTACATTTGGCTCTGGTTCTGAAGCTGATGAGTCTAACACTCCTGCTAACCTTACAGGCAATGCCGAAGGCACCGCGCAGACTCCTGCAGGTACTTTCAATGCACTGCAAAAGACCATTACTGCAGCTCGTATGACTTCAACTTCATACATTACGAATGACACTGAAGAGAGCACTCTTGTTGCGCTTCTTCCGATGATTCGTGAGGGCATGGTTCGTGCACACGCTCGTGCAATGGACCAAATGTGTGTTTCTGGTCACTCGGGTGCCGCAGGCGCCGCTGCTGGCGGTCTAATTGCTGCTGGCGGATTCGCTAATGCACTTACTGTAACTGGTACCAGCAGTGCTGGTATTACACAATCAGGTGCTGGTGCAGACTCACTTATTGGTCAAGATATTCTTCGTATGCGTTCAACTATGAAGAAGTATGGTCTTGATCCTTCTACACTGATGCTGATCGTTTCGTATACTGCTTATAATGATCTGCTTTCAGATGTTAACTTCCAAGACGTAACGGAAGTAGGTACTGATCTCGCTATTAAGCGAACTGGTGTTGTGGGTTCAATCTTCGCAATTCCGGTAGTTGTAAGTGATGATGCAGGACTTGCAGTAGACAAGACTGTAGCTACAGCAGCTGAGCCTTGTGCAGTTCTTGTAAATATTCCCAACTATATTATTCCTCGAATGAAGGGCGTAAGCCTCGAGACAGAATATCAAGTTGGTAATCAACGTACTGCAATCGTTGCTAGCCAATCTGTTGGCTTCGAAGAGCTTTTCGCGGGTAACGCCACGGTAGGCCTTCCTGTCGCAATGTGCAAGTATGCTGACGGCTAATAGCTGAGCTATTAAACTGGGGTGGTTCGCCACCCCAAGTTTTTACTAATTGACTTATGGCCAATCTTATAACCTTACAGCAGTTTAAAGACGCGGAAGGCATCCAAAGCCCAAAGGATGACTATAAGATTACTCGTATTATAGATTCTGTGAGTCAAATGGTAAAAACTTATTGTGCAAATAGTTTTTTAGATTTTTATTCCACAAATAAAGTTGAAATTTTTAGTATAGACTGGGCAACTTATGTTGTACAACTAACAGAAAGCCCAGTCAATAATGTTGTATCAGTAGAAACCAGAGATCAACCTGATTCAGCATATGCAACTTTATCTACTGACAAATACTATCTTGAAACAACAACAGATAGTATTGTTTCTATAGATGGTACTTCTTATTCTAACTGGCCTCGAGGAGTCGGGTCAGTAAAAGTTACATATACCGCAGGGTACTCTAGTACTCCTGCAGATTTGCAAATAGCAGTTATTGATTTAATTAACTACTATTTTAAAGATGAACATAAAACTAGACGAACCTTGCAAGGGGCTACAATGGAAAATGCTCCAAGTGGAGATGGTCGAGGATTTCCAGATCATATAAAAAGAATTCTGGATATGTATAAAAACTTTTAATGGGACAAGCCGCATTAGATGAATTAGCAAAACAACTAGATGAAGAACTGAAATCTAGTTCAGAAGAGTATAGAGCAATTGTTTCAGATTTTATGCCCCATAAAATTACTATTAGTGAAAGGGTGATAAAAGCAGAAAGCAGAAAACAACTTCGACTAATGTTAAATTATGGTCCTAGACAAAAACTACCAAAAGAACTAGAAACTATAATTAAAAGAGAAGTTCCAAAAATGTGTCGTATTTTGTACGATATATTTGATCCCAAAAAATTTGAAGGAAATAGAAGAGTTTATTTAGCTTCTGAAAGAAAAGGTAGCCCCAAAGAATTTACTTTTAGACTTGCGGCAAAAGAAGGCACTTCAAGAAATGTATTTAGTTATTTTCGTAGAGCAAAACAAAGAGCGCAAAAAGGGCTCATAGATGCTTTAGATACGCAACTAGTACTAATAGGAAAGCAGGGACTAAAAGAACAACAGGAGCGACGTAGAAAAGACGGTACAAAATACACTGTTACTGTTCGTTCTCAGTTTTTAGCAGTTGGTCACGCAGATGCTACTGCAGTTGCAACACAAAGATCCCTAAAAGCACAAAAAATTTATGCAGATTGGATAGTTCAACAAAGTCCCGAGCTGCAAAATTTAATGAAAGAACAGTATGGAAATATATTCGTAAAGGTAACAAAAAAACCTGGAACAAGAAATACTATTTCAACAGTACAAGCAGGACTAGAATCAGATTTAGGTAATAAATCAAAAGCAAATACCGATAGAAGCCTAGCAGGAAATCTAGAAAAGAAACTAGGTTCTTTAAAATCTTTGCAAAATGCAGAAGAGCTTGCATCAATAGAAGGATCTGATAGTTCTTTAGAAGTTGTACAAAAGAAAATGCTAAATCAGTTTCATAAAATGGGAACTGGTAAAGGCAAAAAAACAAATATTAAAAAACAAACTATAAACAATAGAAAAGGTTCGGGTAAAAGTAAAGGTTCTAAACAAAAAACAAAAAATCCTCCAAACTTTAAAGTAAATCCTTATATTTTAGGAAAAGGTCTGAGAGGAGGCGGCGGTAAGCATAAAAGCACAGGCAATAGGCCCGGGCCTTCAAATACTAGTATAGCTGCAATGATAGGAGTCTTTAATAGAGACCTCTCTCAAGTAGTAGAAAAAAATATGATTTTTCCAAGATTGGAAAATAGAACCGGAAGATTTGCATCTTCTGCAAGAGTTGTAGATGTTTTAAAAACTCCAAGTGGTTTCCCGAGTATTGGATATACATACGAAAAAAATCCCTATCAAACTTTTGAAACAGGATATAGGCAAGGATCGCCCGATAGAGACCCCCGAAAAATTATTGATATGTCAATACGGGAAATAGCGTTACAATTTGCTTTAGGAAGATTCTATACTAGGAGAGTATAATGTCGGTCACAAAAAGAACTTATACTACTCGTAGATCGGCAATTGTAGACGCATTAGTTACTGAACTAAAGAAGATAAATCAAACAGGCGCTTTTCTAACTGATGTATATGATAATGTGCACCCTCGCCTTAAATTTTGGGATGAAGTAGACACATTTCCAGCTATACATTTAAATGCGGGTTCAGAGTCACGAGAGTATCAAGGAGGCGGATATAAAGATAGATTCCTCACTGTTACTGTTCGCTGTTATGTAAAAGAAACCGACGCAGTAGAAGCGCTAGATAAACTACTAGAAGATGTAGAAACAGTAGTTGAATCCAATGGAAGACTAGCTTATACAGATAGGCAAGGCAATCAACAATTAACTTTAGATATTCTTGTAATCAGTATTGATACTGATGAAGGTGTACTTGAACCTTTTGGTGTAGGAGAGATGCAACTTCAGGTTCATTATTAGAAACGGCAGGCACGAGCAAAGGCTCACGTCCTAGCCCTTTCAATCTCTAGGAGATATGCTATGGCAGAACAATTATTTTTTAGCAGAGACTCGAAACTATATATCGAATTCGATACTAAGTTATGGGAAATTCCTGTACTAGATGGTTTCAGTTTCTCACAGTCTACCAATCAGTCCGAGATCTCCCTTTCAGAAATGCAAGGCTCAGACGGATTAAGTAGACGAGGTAACAGGGTATTTACAGACTCTCTGGCTCCCGCAGAGTGGTCTTTCAGTACTTATGTGCGCCCGTACTTAGATTCACAAAGTAGCCCGGAGCATCATGCAGTAGAAGAAGCTCTCTGGGCAGTAATGGCAGGCGCTGATAGCTATACTGCAGCTACGGTAGGCGGAGGCTTAACCTTGCTCGCGCTGGGGCAGACGGCCGGCAGCGGAGGAGGCTCTGGTGGAACCGCTGCTTCTAGTGCAGTTGCTACTGCTGGAATTGCTACTGTTAATAATATTGGTGCTGCTGATTCAAGCAGAACTGCAGGAACTTACAATATTACTTTGACCGCGGCTCAGAATAGTAATGCTGGTGCCGGGGCATCGGTGAAAATTGTAGTTGATAGTAACGGTGCTGCCACAGTAACTGTTACTAATTCTGGTGCTAGTGCGGCTTATACGGCCTCCGATACTATTACAATTGCTGATAGTTTGTTAGGCGGTGGTGGAGCTGCAGCTTTAACTTTTGATGTTGCTACCATTAGTACTAATTTTAGTAATCATATTTTCCCCGACGGAACTTATACGATTAATAATAGCAACGTGGACTCGTCGTCTACCGGCCCCGAATCCGCAGGTGGTACAGGAGAGGGTTTCGAATTTGACGTAGTCATTTCAAGTACAGGAACTAGCCGAGTTATCAACATAATTTCGGCAGGTGCAGGTTTCAACGGTGGAGAAACTATTGTTTTGCCGGCAGGAACACTTGGTACTGGAAGTTCCGCGGTAACGTTTACTCTTTCAGTAGAGTCTACAGCAACCCCAGATGCGGATCTTACTGTAAGCGGTGCTAACTTCTTTCGTAATGTAGACGCAGACCAAAACTCACCCTTTGGTCCTGCTGTTGCTGTTCCAACTTCAACTAATCAAGCAATTAACTTTGCTCAGTCTAACCGTGCAGTACTTGGTACTTGTAACCTTTACTTTGTTATGGAAACAAGTACTACTAATCCAATGGTATATAAGCTGACTTCTGCAGCATTTAACGAAGCTTCAATTGACTTTGAAGTAGACGGTATTGCTACTATTAACTGGTCAGGCTTTGCACAGAACATTACTGACCTTCAGTCGCAAGGTAAAGTATCTGTTGTAACTTCAAAGACTGCTTCAGCAACTAACGGAAATGTAGTTCTTGATAATACTGATGGTTTCAAGTTGGGTATTGCTACTGCAACTACTCTTACTCCAGCTATGTTTGCAATTGATGCTGGTGTAGGTTCTACTAAGACCTTTATTCGTAATCGACTGACTCAGCTTCTTGTAAGCACTACAGATACTACTGCATTCCCTTCAGCAAACTATAGTCTTACACTAACAGGTGGAAATATTACTATTTCAAATAATATTTCTTATCTTGTACCAGAAGAACTGGGCGCTGTAAACATTCCAATTGAGCACGTAACCGGCGGACGTACAGTAAACGGTAACTTTACTTGTTATCTGACTCTTGACACAGATGCAAGTACAACTGTATTTAAGGGTACTTCTGTAGAGCTCTTCAATGACATGACTACTTCAGGTTCTAACAAAGGTCTTGAAAAAGTTGTAAACGACTTTGATGTAACTTTCCAGATTGGTGGTGCGGTTGTAAATACTCCTCGCCTCTTTGTTAAGATTCCGAAGTGTCACATTGACGTACCGACTCACTCAGTAGAAGATGTAATCTCTGTTGAAACGAACTTTGCAGCTTATACAACAGACTTTAACGTTGCAAACGAAGTACAACTCGAATACTTCGGTATCGCACTTTAATGATTGTTTAAACTTCATACAAAAACCCGCTTCGGCGGGTTTTTCTTTTCTCCTTTCAAAAAAAGTTCTTGACTTTTTACCTCCGCTCCCTTATAATTACAAAATATAAATTTCATTCGATAAAAGGAACCACAAATGTCTGATTCACCCGTTTCACTCGCAAGTCTAATGACTGCAAGCAAAACCGTCGCTATTGATTTTCCCGGATTTAACGGAATGTCTGTCTCCCTGTGTTATCTGGGACGAGAAGAGCTTGTTAAACTTCGTAAACGCTGTGTTACTACAAAGTTTGATAAGAAAACTCGCCAACCAGAAGAGACTCTCGACGAAGAAAAATTTATTGTAGAATACTGTAAAGCTGTCATTAAACAATGGTCGGGCTTAAAATATCGTTACCTGGAAGAGCTTCTTTTGGTAGATTTAGGAGACCTTGACCCGGACGACACGCTTCCGTATACACAAGATAACGCCGAACTTTTGATGAAAAACTCAAATACCTTTGATACATGGGTAACAGAGTCAGTCGGTGACCTCGAAAATTTTACTGGGAACAAATCGCCCGAATAGAATCTCTTTTAGAGAGATATGTTCGGGAAGCAGACTCGAAGTTTGATGTCGATAAGTATCTGCTTGTCTGCGAACAATTAAATCAAGACCCAGATCCTGCCAAAATGCCGCTCGAAGCTTCGGACTTTCCCGAAGAAGTTCAAGTGGCATTTTTTATGTTTGCATTACTCCCAGATCACTGGGAGGGAATGAGTGGAACATATATGGGAAAATATTGGAATGGTATTGACTATTTTTTCGATTTATACGAAGTAGACGATAGAAAGACTATTATATACATAATGAAAATGTATGAAGGTAAACTAGTCAACTATAGAGCTGAAAGAGCAGAACAAAGACGAAAAGCAGAAGAACGTAAAGCTAAAAGCGGTGGAAAAAACTACACCCATAATGTGAAAGGTTAATGGCAAAGAAAATTACTATTGATATTGAAGTCAATGGCAAAATGCAGAGAGCAACTTTGTCTGCAAAAAAACTTCGTGCTGCTTTAGACGGGGCGGATGACGCGTATCAACGTACCGGTAATTCTGCTCGTAACTATGATCGTAATACAAAAGGTGCAGCAAAGACAACTTCAAATAGTACAAAAGAATTTTCTAAAATGGCTCAGGGCATGGGAGGCTTGGTTGGAGCCTATGCAACTGTTGCTGCAAGCGTTTTTGCTCTTTCTGCCGCATTTAACTTTTTTAAACAGGCAGCAGATCTTGCCGCCCTAACTGCAGGCCAAGAGCTGTTTGCTCAAAGAACTGGCGTGTCAATGAAACTTATGACCGCAAATATTCAAGACGCAACAGGAGGCTTAGTAGCATTTAAAGAAGCAGCACAAGCAGCAGCAATTGGTCAAGCCGCAGGCCTTACTGCAGACCAAATGGAAAGACTCGGTAAAGTTGCAAAAAATGCAGGTACAATTCTTGGAAGAGATGTTACTGATTCATTTAATCGTTTAACGCGAGGTGCAATCAAAGCTGAACCAGAACTCCTTGATGAATTAGGTATTATTGTTCGTATTGCAGATGCCGCAGAGGAGTATGGTAGAAAAATTGGAAAAAATGCTCAAGATTTAACTCAATTTGAAAAAAGCCAAGCAGTAGTAAATGCTGTTCTTGAACAAGGTGAAGGCAAGTTTCAAGATATTGGAGATTCTGTTAATCAAGTAGCAAAGTTTGGCGCAGCTTTCCAAAATACTTTCAAAAAGCTATCCGAACCTGTAGCAGATATTGCTAACTTTATTGCAGGAGCCCTACAAGATAGTATTCTTGCAGTGAGTGCTGTAATCGGTTTATTAGGATTAAATATAGTAAAAGCATTTGCTCCGGCAGGTCCCGCTTTAAAAAATACAGCAGAAGAAGGCATTAATGCTAGAAAACGTCTTATGGACGCTGCTCAAACAGAAACCGATTCTGTTATTGCTGGAGAAATAAGAAAAGGTGAATTTACAAATAGAAACTTAAAAGCTATAGAAAGAGCAGCAAGCTCTAAAACTAGCACAGTTATAAATCTCTCTAAAATGGAAAAAACCGCCATTGAAAGAGATGTAGCAATTATTCGTGCACAAAATCTACGAATGTCTATGCATGGCCAAAATGTATTTAAACAAATGGTTACTTCTTGGCGTATTCAATCATTAATGTTCCAAGCAGAGTATGGAAAAGTTCTTGGAAGAATGAGAATGTATACGGCAGCCTTTGCAAGTTTTGCAAGTAGAGCTCTTTCTATTTTATCTTTTGCCGGCATAGTTGTAATGTTAATAGAGCTAGGTAAGCAAGCTAGAAAAGCATTCTTTATAAGTCCGGAGTTAAGAAAGGCGGAAGAAGGGACAGAGGCTTTAACAAAAGCAGTAAAAGATCAAATAGAAGCAATTGAAGAAGTTGAAAGTTCTCTTAAAGAGCCTACAAGTGCATTAAATGGATTAAATCAACAACTTGGAGTCTTGGCAAACTTTAACTTAGGGCCGGCTATAAGACAAGTTAATCTTTTTACTGAAGCAATACAACGATTAGAAAATGCAGAAAGACAAAGAGCTCAAGCAGCGGCAGGAGCAGAAGATGAAGGCCCTCGCCGAGTGGGAGATGATGCACGTATAGTTAAACAGAAAGGACAAGCGTCAAGAAGTGCTCCTGCATTTTTGAAGCAAATAGATACTATAGGCGATTTAAATGCCGAAATATTAGAGAATGAGAGAAACTTAGCAAGACTACAAGAAAAGTTTGACGAAACTACACAAACCATGTCACGCACCGAAGTGCTGATTGCAAGGGCTACAGGTCAATTTAGTGAGCTCAGTGCAGCGACTCGTAAACAAGCACAACTTCAAGATGCAGTAAATAGACAAAACGCTATACGGGTAATTGATACTGATGAAGGTAGACAATCTCTTGAAATTTTAAAGGGGATAGACACCACTCTTCCTCTTTTAGAGAAAAATATGGAGCAACTTCAAGCCTTGGGTCTTGTTGATAATGAGCTTACAGGTCAATTTGAGGAACTCAAGAGCGCTCTTGTAGATACATTTGCAGTTGCACAGGGAGCAGGAAGTAATTCAATTGCAGAATTTGGGGATCAAGCAGAGGCTGCTCAAATACTTTATAAAGCTTTTGTTGAAACTTTGGAGGATGGAAATGAAAGCGGCGCAAGACTTAAATCAACATTTCAAGGGCTGACAAATGCTTCTCAAGCATTCACCGAAGGCGCAGAAAAGTTTTTACCTAAACAGTCTCAATTTACTCAAGTATTTCAAGCACTAGACAATGCAAGTAATGAACTTGCAAATATGATAGACCTAAGTAGTAAAATTAGTGGAATGGGAGAAGATGTTCCAACTTTAGGTGAGTTATTTAAGGATGAAAAAGGAATATTAGACGAAGAAGAAAGAGCAATACAAGCAATATTTGACGTTGCAATCCAAGGAAGCGAAAAGTTTAAAGGTAAAAGGCTAGAAGAGCTAACAGTTGCAGAGCTACAACTACTAGTTGAAGAAAAAAGAGCGGCATTAACTAAAGCGTATCAAACACTTGAATTGCAGGGAGGAAGATTACGAATTAAACAGTTAGAAACTTCAAGACAAGCATTGAATTTTCAAAAAGGACTAGTTAGCGCAATCAATGCAGCTGATAACGCTCAACAAAAGTTAAATGTAGCAGAGGAAGAACTTACAACTTTCTTAGAAAATAATAGAAATTTAACAAAGGAACAGGAAGAAGCCGCTGCCCT